GCTTTCCTCACACAATTCTCCCCAAATGAATTTTAGAATGTTTTACGTGTAACTTTATATAGGTTATATGTTTAACGTGCAACAAATTAGAGGGAGGTGTAAAAAATGGCTAGACCAAGACAGCCTATTGAGTTAGTAATTGCTAAAGGTAAAAAGCATTTATCAAAAGCTGAAATAGAAGAAAGACGAAAGCAAGAAATTAAAGCTAGTAATGACAATATTGAAGCACCTTCTTATTTACCTAATAATCTTAAAGAAGAATTTAATAATATAGCTAGTGAACTTAATAGGTTAAATATTATGACTAACTTAGATGTTGATACTTTAGCTAGATTTGTAATATCTAAAGCTATGTATTTAAAACTTACTAGTGATATTATGAAAGATACTACTTTATTACAAGATGTAAAAGTATTAAATAATCAAGATAAATTATTTAAACAATGTAGAGCAAGTGCTATGGATCTAGGTTTAACTATAAGTTCAAGATGTAGACTAGTAATTCCTACAGTAGAAAAGCAGGAAAAAGAACTAAGTCTTGAAGATAGGTTATTTGGATTATAAAATACCATTTTTTTAGAAGGAATGATAACTTTGAATGATATAGAAAAAATGTCTAATGACCTTTTTAACAGGGTTATTAATTATGCTAATGATATTATAGATAAAAAAATATTGGCCTGTGAAAAGCATATATTTAGCTGTAAAAGATTTTTAAATGATTTTAATAAAAAAGAATATTATTTTGATAAAGTTGAACTTTTAAAATTCTATTTATGGAGCAGACAATTTAAGCATAGAGCAGGAGTATTAAAAAATGAAATTATTGAACTTATAGATTTTCAATTATTTGTAATAGCAAATTTATTCTGTTGGAAACGTAAGGACAATGGTTATAGAAGATATAGAAAGGCTTACATACAATTAGCTAGAAAAAATGCAAAATCTCAATTACTTAGTTTAATAGCTTCTTATGAATGTTTTCTTTCTGATGAACAGTCAGAGGTATATTTAGCAGGTTGGGATAAAGAACAGTCAAGTATTGTGTACAGGGAAATAGAAAGTCAATTAAGAAGCTGTGCAAGGCTTCAAGGAAAGTACAAAGGAAGTTATGGTAAAATAACTAATTTGAAAGATGGGGGATTTATAAAACCTCTATCAAGAGAAGCTAGAAATACAGGTGATGGTACAAACCCTAGTATAGGTATTATTGATGAATACCACTCACACAAAACTTCTGAAATTTATGATGTAATACTTAGTGGTATGGTTGCAAGGCCGCAGCCTTTAATGAATATCATAACTACAGCAGGATTTGATTTAACTAGACCTTGTTATAAAGAGTATGAGTATGTAAGTAAAATATTAGACCCTAATATTGATATAGAAAATGAAGAATATTTTGCAATTATTTGTGAACTCGATAAAGAAGATAACATTAAAGACGAAAGTGTATGGATTAAGGCCAATCCTGTAGTTGCTACTTATGAAGAAGGTTTAAATTATCTTAGGGGAGAATTAAAATCGGCTTTAGATGCACCCGAGAAGTTAAGAAATTTCTTGACGAAAAACATGAATAAATGGGTAGATATGCGAGATGGTGGCTATATGGATATGTCAAAATGGAAAAATGCTTATAAAGATTTTAATTTTGAAGATTTTACAGGCAAAGAATGTATTGTTGGTATAGATTTAGCAACTAAACTTGACTTAACTAGTATAGGTTTTGAATTTATAAAGGGAGGACAATATTATGTACTAAGTCATTCCTTTATGCCTAGAGATACATTTAATAAAAGAGTTAGAGAAGCTAGACTACCCTTTGATTTATGGGAAAAAGAAGGTTGGTTGACAGTAACAGAAGGTATGGTTGTAGATTATAACTACATAAAAAAATACATACAGGACATTGAAGAAAAGTATGATATTGCTATAACTGAAATATGTTATGACCCTTGGAATGCTTCTCAATTTGCTAATGATATGTCTGATTTAGGTTACAATATGGTTGAAATTAGACAGGGTATAAGAACTCTTGGAGAGCCTTGCAAAAGTTTTAGGGAAGAAGCATATCAAGGAAACTTATTCCATAATGATAACCCTGTTTTGAATTGGGCTTGTAGTAATGCAATAACTAAACAAGATGCAAATGCTAACTTTATGCTAGATAAATCACAGTCTAGTGATAAAATAGACCCTTTAGCTTCTTTAATAAATGCACACGTTATAGCTATTCAAGACCCTGTAGATGTAAATGAGATAACTAGTGAATTTTTAGATATGTTAGGTTGGTAAGTTACACGTAAAACATTAATAACGTTGCACGTAAAACATTAATAACGTTGCACGTAAAACATTGACTAGAAAGGAGGTGAAAAATAATGGGAATAAAAGATAGATTTAAAGCCTTTTTAAGTCCTAATGGTAAAACACTTAGGCTTGATGATAGTCAATTTTTAAATTTACTTGGAATAGATAATAGTAATGCAGAAGCTAATAGTGAGGTTACTTACTTTACTTGTCTGAAAATATTATCAGAAACTCTAGGTAAACTTTCTATAAAAATGTATCAAGATACAGAAAAAGGTATTGTACAGGCTAAGACCAATGATTTATTTAGTTTATTAAGGCTTAGACCAAACCCTTATATGTCTAGTTCAGTATTTTGGTCAACTATAGAAAGAAATAGAAATCACTATGGTAATGCTTATGTTTGGTGTAGGTATCAAGGTGGTAAAGTTGTTGATTTATGGATTATGCAAAGTGATTGTGTAGAGGTTTATATTGATGATGTTGGCTATTTTGGTAATGCTAACAAAATTTGGTATATCTATACTGACCCTAAAACAAGTAAAAAATATACATTTAATTCAGATAATGTACTTCACTTTAAAAGCTCACAAACTTATGATGGAATTGTCGGAAAAAGTGTACGTGAAACATTAAGAGATAGCATTGAAGGAGCAAGTAAGTCGCAAAGATTTATGAATAAACTGTATAAAGAAGGTATGACAGCTAGGGCAATATTACAATACACAGGGGATTTAGATAAACAAGCTAAACAAAGATTATTAAAAGGTATAGAAGATTTTGCTAATGGCGAAAACAATGCAGGAAAAATAATTCCAATACCTTTAGGTATGCAAATTCAACCTTTAGATATAAAGTTGGCAGATGCACAATTCTTTGATTTAAAAAAATACAATGCTTTACAGATAGCAGGAGCATTTGGGATAAAACCTAATCATCTTAACGACTACAGTAATTCAAGTTACAGTAATAGTGAGGTGCAACAATTAAGTTTCTATATTGATACTTTACAATACATATTGAAACAGTATGAGGAAGAAATAACTTATAAATTATTAGATACTAATTTAATAAATCAAGGGTATTTCTTTAAATTTAATGAAGGAGCAATACTTAGGTCAGATATGAAAACTCAATCTGAATGTTTAACAAGTTACGTTAATAATGGAATATATACTCCTAATGAAGCTAGAGAGTTTCTTAACTTACCTTCTAAGGAAGGTGGAGATATTTTATTATGTAATGGAAACTATATGCCTATAAGTATGGCTGGAGAACAATATGTGAAAGGGGGTGAAGTAGTTGAAGAATAACTTAAAAAATATGCTACAAATAAAAAATTCGACAGATACAACTTGTGATTTATATTTTTACGGAGATATTGTCGATAGTTGGTGGGGAGCATGGGAAGATACTGACCAATACCCACAGGCTATAAAGGAATTTTTAGATGAAGCTGTAGGAAAAGATATTAATATTTATGTTAATAGTGGTGGTGGAAGTGTATTTGCAGGAATGGCTATTTATAATATGCTAAAAAGACATAAAGGACATAAAACAGTATATGTTGATGGACTTGCAGGGTCGATAGCTTCTGTAATAGCTTTAGCAGGGGATAAAGTTGTAATTCCTTCTAATGCCTATATGATGATACATAAACCTTGGTGTGCTTCTCATGGAAATTCTAATGAATTAAGAGAAGTTGCAAATACTTTAGATAAAATTGAAGAAGGAATATTAAATGTTTATGCAGAAAACTTAGTAGAGGGAGCAGACATTGAAGCTGTAAAGGAAATGGTTAATGCTGAAACTTGGCTTACAGGGGAAGAAGCTTCTAAATATTTTAATATAGAAGTATCAAATTCTGTAGAAGCTGTTGCTTGTACTAGTGATTATTTTGATAAATATAACAAAGTTCCTTCTAATATTTCTAATGATGTTGCACGTAAAACATTAAAAGCTGATGAAGAAGATGTTGCACGTAAAACATCTGAAACTGATGTAGAAAATAAAGTTGAAAAAGAAATGTTATTAATGGAATTAGATTTAATCTAATTCTTTTTTTATAAAATTTATTAAGGAGGTCATTGGTAATGACTAAAGAAATGAGAGAATTATATAACTCTATAAAAGAAAAGAAAGAACAAGCTAAATCTTTAGTTCTTGAAAATAAACTTGAAGAAGCTAAAGAAATGAAAAATGAAATAGCTACAATGGTAGAAAAGTATGACTTAATGAATGAATTATACGAAGAAGAAAAAAAGGAGATAGAGAACAAAATGGAAACTAAAGTTGTTAAAAATGATGTTAAAAAAGAATTTATAAATGGAGTTAGAAACAAATTCCAAAATGCTATGTCAGAAGGAGTAAAAGCTGATGGTGGTTATGTAGTTCCTCAAGATATACAAACTAAAATAAATGAATTAAGAGAATCTAAAGATTCTTTACAAAATTTAATAAGAGTTGAAAAAGTTAATACTGTTGAAGGTTCAAGAGTTATAAAGAAAAGACAACAACAAACAGGATTTGCAGAAGTTACTGAGGGTGGAGAAATATTAGAAAAAGCTACTCCACAATTTACAGCTATAGATTATAAAGTTAAAAAATATGCAGGTTTCTTCAAAATGACTAATGAATTATTAGCTGATACAGACCAAGCTCTAGAGTCAACTTTAGTTGAATGGATAGGGAATGAAAGTAGAATAACTAGAAATAAATTAATATTAGATGTTTTAGATGCTAAAGATAAAACAGAAATAGCTAAACTTGATGATGTTAAAAAAGTATTCAATGTTACTTTAGATCCAGCTTTCTTAAATACTTCTGTGGTAGTTACAAACCAAGACGGATTTAATTGGTTAGATACTTTAGTAGATAGTAATGGAAATTACATATTACAAGCTGATATAACTAATGCTTCTGTAAGAAGATTATTTGGTAAATATCCTGTACACGTAATATCTAATAAAGACTTACCAACAGCAGAAGGAAAAGCACCAATGATAATGGGAGATTTAAAGGAAGCTGTAGTTATGTTTGATAGACAAACTTTATCTTTAGCAACTTCTTCGACTGCCGCAGATGCATTCTTAACTGATGTTACTTTATTTAGAGCAATAGAAAGAGAACAAGTAAAAATGTGGGATGAAGAAGCTGTTGTTTACGGAGAAATAGTTTTACCCTAGTCAAAATAAGGCGACTAAGTCTGTTTCAGTAATAACAGAGGAAGAGCCTATAGCTAAACCTAAGAAAAAGGGGAGAAAGAAGAAGGTAGATTAATTTCTATCTTCTGATTTTCTTTAATGGTGGTTTTATGCTAGAAAAAATTAAAGAATATTTAAAAATTGATGGTAATGATGAAGATATAACAGTACAGGCACTAATAACAAGTGCTGAATTATATCTTAAAAATGCAGGAGTTCTTGAAGATTATCAAAATGAATTATATGATTTAGCTATTAAAATGCTAGTTTTACATTGGTATGAAAATAGAGAAATTATAGGAAATGCTAAAAAAATGGCATTTAGTTTAGATAATATAATAACTCAATTACAGTATTGCTATGGGGAGTAGTTACAATGAATATTGGAGAACTGAAACATAGGGTTACAATACAAAAAAGGTTAAGTAAAAAGCCTTTAGAAGATACTAACTTTGAAGATTTTAGAACAGTTTGGGCGAAAATAAATAATTTGTATGGCAAAGAGTTTATAGAAGCACAAAAGGTAGAAGCTAATATATCTAAAAAAATAATTATTAGATATATAAAGGATTTAGATATGTCAATTAATCCAAATGCCTGTAAAGATTTTAAAATAAGTTATAAAAGTTGCACGTATAACATTTTATATATAGATAATATCCAAGAAGAAAATAAATTTATGGAAATTATGGTAGGAGTAGAATAGTTACACGTAAAACATTTCTAAAAATGGAAAAAGTTACACGTAAAACATTATAAAAAATTTCTGAACATAAAAAAGTAAAAGTAATTGTCATATTACACTATATCTTGTATTACACCTAAATGTTAAATATAAAAATATTTGCATTATCAACACTATTTACGTGAAAAATATTAAATTAAAGTACACATAAAAATATTCCATATTTAGAAAATGTTGCACGTTAAACATTCTAAAATTATAATAATGGCCTTTGAATTTAGTTTTGGAGAATTAGAGCAAAAATTAAATAGCTTAAATAGGAAATTATCTAATGAATTAACAGATAAAGCCTTGCAACAAGGTGGGAATGTTGTTCTTGAAGAAATGCAAAGAAACGTGCCTTATAAAACAGGACTTTTAAAATCTAGGCTTGATACCAAATTTAAAGGCTCAAATGTTAATAGAAAAATTGATGTAGGAATACTTAATAATTCAGATAGAACAGCAACTTATGGCTATTATCAAGAGTATGGGTCAAGAAGTATGGTAGGTAAAAAATGGATGAAAAGAAGTTGGCAAAAATCTATAAAAGAAGCTAGTGACAAAATCGGAGAAGCAATAGTAAATGAAATATTGAAGTAGGTGTATTAAATGCACAATAAAGTAGTTGAAATTCTTGAAGAACTTGGAATTGATATTGGTTTTATGGAGTATGATGGCAATTCAGATGAATATATTATTTTCGACATATATAATGAAGAAGATAAAGGATATTCAGATGATAAAAATAGCTGTGAGGTATATTACATACAAATCAATTATTGGTTTAAAAGTTTAAAAAACATAAATAAATATTATGTTATTAAAGAAAAAATGAAATCTAATAATTTTATCTTTGATAGTGCTAAAGATGTAAAAGATGATAACTATTATGGTAAAAATATGGATTTTATATATATAAAATATTAAAAGGGGGTTATTGTAATGGCTCAAATAAAGAGAATACAAGGTCTAAAAAATATACACGTTGCTAAAATAAGTAACGGAGAATATGCAACTCCTGTACAAGTGTTAGGAGCAAAAGAAATAAATGCAGAATTATCTTATGAAGAAGTAAAAATGTATGCTGATGATAGTATAGATTATATGGACTTCATATTTGCAGGGGGTAGTGGTACTTTAACTTTAACAGGACTTACAGCAGACGAGTACGAACTATTCTTTGGTTCAACTAAAAAAGATGGGGGAGTTGTTGTAAAATCTTCTGATGTTGCACCTGAGTTAGCTTTATTATTTGAAAATGATAAATTAGGTGTTCAAGGAAAGAGATTATACGTTTTATATGCTGTTAAATTTGCACCTCCTTCAATATCTTCTAAAACTAAGGAAGGTTCTGTTGAAGATGGAACTGTTGAATTATCATTCTCTGTAAGAGAACTTTCTACAGGGGAAATATTTAAATTTGTTGATACTGATAGCGAAGAAGCTGTTGAAGGTATAGAAGATACTTGGTATACACAAGTACAAATATAATTAATTATTTTAGGGCTAGGTATTTTATATCTAGTCCTTTTTATTTTAGGAGGAAATTATGATACAAGTAACATTAAAAGGTCAAGAATATAATGCAAAATTAGACTTTAGAACAATGGCTAATATACAAGGCGAACTAAGAAAAAGAGATGTTAAAGTAGGATTTCAAGAATTATTTGAAAGAATACAGGAGCAAGACTTCATGGTTATAACTGAACTTATAGTGCAATCTATATTAAGATGTCATACTCAATTAAAAAGACATCACATAGAGGATAAGTTAGATTTAGATGAACTTACAAATGCACTAAGTTTTGTTGCTGAATTAGTACAAAGTTCTATAACTGTAGATGAGGGAAAGCAAAAAGAGGAAAT